TGTATCTCAAAGCCATGCAAATGTATGACGATACACGGTTCAAAGACACAGAAGGCAACACATTCATAGCCGAGCAGTTTACCAAGAACTTCACAGTGAAAGTGGACGCTCACTCCAACTCTCCAATTTTTATGGAAGACAACCGCCAAATGGCTTTCAACTTGTTCAAGGCTGGTGCTATTGACAAGAAGTCTTTGATTGAGTTGATTGAACCTCCCATGAAAGAAGAGTTGTTGGATAGGCTCAAAAAATTGGAGGCACAGCAAGGTGGGAAACCCCCATCTCCTCCACCCTCAAAAGGCAAACCCGAACACAAAGGTCCCAAGAAAGAAGGTGAATGATGGCTACTAAAAATATTGGCGGTCCACAAGTTCAATCTAAAGCAGACCAGCCCAGAGTCAGTTCAGAAACCCTGAAAAAACAAACTTCAGGTCCAGGTTTGACATACCGTCAAACTGGTGTTAAAAACTCGTCTGGGGGAAGAACCCAACGTAGTTATGCAAGAACCTAAACAGGAGTGAACCATGAAATACGGCAGAAAACACCGCAAAACAAGACGTTAAGACTTCTTTGCAAAGGAAGAAGGGTATGGTTTCTCCCCTTAATGAGAAACCGCTTTGTAGGAGATTGCCATGCGTAAAGCTCGTAAACACAAGCGTAAGTAATCCGCAAGGATGAACCGACATTGGGGGGTATGTCGCTAAATACCTCCCACCTCACTTGACAACAGGTGATTAAATGGTTACAAACACGGGTAAGGAGATTTAAATGAGTGTACCTCAAGACAAACTGATGGAATTGATGGGCGGACCACGGTCCGCTGGGACTCCTATTCCCGCAACATCTGGTTTGCCCCAACCTACACCCGATGCTGAAACTCCCCCCATGGGCGCACCGATGTCAACGCCAGAACCTAAGATGGGTTCTAAAGAAGCATCAATGATCAATCTCGGGATGGCTCAAGACTTACTTGAACAGTCTCTCGCATCTATCGGGTCCAACACAGAAGAAGGCAAGTCAATCCTGTCTGCCATTTCTACTTTGAACAAGATTCTTGGCCCACGCAAAAACAAAACCAACGAACTTCAACAATCTGAAATCATTCAGATGTTGCAATCTCTTCCTCAAGCTGGTGGTGCAACTCCTGAAAGTAAAGCCATGGCTGCTGGACCACTTCCTGGTATGACACCACCTGGTGGTGGATTACCTCCACCCCCACCTCCACCTCCTGGTGGCGGTATGCCCCCCCCAATGTAAGGAGTTATCATGGACTTATTCAAACCCAGAGGTGCTTCACAACCTCGTAGACCTACTGACAACAACCAGAAAAATGGTGTTGTCATTAACACACCTCGCTATTCACAATTCGGTGGCTTGTCTGGCGCATCTAAAGCAGCTACACAAGGCATGAGAGTTGAAAAGCCAGCTGACGGCAAAAAAGTTATTTAACAACGGTAAGAGGGTAACACAATGGCTTCACTAGAAAATATGTCCCCAGAGCAACGAGATGAACTCGCTGCTTTGATGTCTCAGTTGGCAGAAACGCCTGAGACTCGCAAAGACATTTTGCGTTTGACCAAAAAAATTCGTCCTGGACTCACTGTTCCTGAACTTGAAATTGAGGACAACACGAACAACGCTCTCAGCCAAATGAGAGCTGAGAACGAGGCCCTTAAAGCCAAGTTCCAGCAAAGAGAGGCTGTTGAGAATTTGGAAAAACGCAGACAAGAACTTGTTAAAAAAGGTCTTGCTAGTGAGGCAGATGTGCCTGAGATTGAAAAACTCATGTTGGAGAAAAAGATTGCTGACCACGAGACAGCAGCCGAGTATCACAACTGGATGAAACAAGCTGCTAAACCTACACCTTCTGGATACAATCCATCCGCTATTCGCCAGTTTGATCTTGGCAAGTATTGGAAGGACCCAAGAGGTGCAGCGCAGCAAGAGGCTGTTAGGGCTTTCGCAGATTTGCGTAAACCTCAACGTCCTATTGGTTTGTAAAAGAGGGTAATCATTTGTTTGGGCAGAAATGCCCGTCTTTAAGGAGCTAACTATGGCTATTGGTGGCGGTATTCTGCCTCAAACAGGGTCAAGTCAGTTTACGGAATTAACTTACGTTACAAGACGTGCGTTCATCCCCAAACTGGTTGTACAACTGTATAACTCTACGCCTCTCATGGCAGCGTTGATTGCTAACAGTCAACAAGCCAGCGGTGGTGTATCTTCTGTAACCGTTCCCGTCCAAGGCGCACAATTTGTGAACGCTCAATGGTCTGACTACTCTGGCTCTTTTGCCCAGCCGTCAGTCCAACAAGGTGCTTACAATGCCGAGTACGACCTCAAGTTGATGATCTCTCCCGTACCGTTCCTCGGTATGGAAGGTGTGGCTCAACAAGACGCTGCTATCATTCCTTTGATCGAAGCTCGTATGAACGATGCGACCAACGTGATGATGGATGCGATGGCAACAGCTTTGTACAACAACACCACAAACAATCAACAGTTCATCGGTTTGCCCGCTGCTGTGGATGATGGTACTGGTGGTGCTGCTTACCAAACGACTTACGGTAACATCAACCGTTCCACCTACACATGGTGGCAGTCCAAGGTTTACAACGCTGGTAACGTAAACCCCACAAGACAAAACATTCTCCAATACATCTCTGGAACAGTGAAAAAAGGTGCAGAAATGCCCTCATTCGGTGTTTGCGGATTTGGTACTTGGACTTTGTTGGCTCAAGACTTTGTTGGTCAAGAGCAATACGTCATCACACCTGGATCAGGCTTTGACGGTGACAACAACGGCCCTCAAGCTGCATTCAGAGCTTTGATGGTTGCTGGTGTGCCAATCTATCCCGATCCATATTGCCCAGAAGGTACAGTGTACTTCCTGAACACCAACTACTTGAGCTTGTATATCCACGAGCAAGGTTCATTTGTGTTTACAGGGTTTGAGTCCACTCTTCCCAACTGGCAAATCGGTTATGTCGGTGCTGTTCTTATGATTGCTGAATTGGTGTCTGTCAAGCCCAAGGCAATGTCTAAGATCACTGGCTACAACTACTTGTCACTATAAGGAGAATTTGAAATGGCATTAGCTCTTAATAAAATTATCCTTGCCAGTGCAGTTGCCAATACGCCAGGTGCGTATTTTCAGCTCACTACGACACCCGCAACAACAGTTGGTAACGTCATTCCCGCTGGTGTTTACATTGTGTTTCCCACTGCCAACGTGACCATCCAGGCCACATCAGCAGTTAACACAAACGGTAACATCACTGCGGTATCTACCGTGTTGGCTAACAACACTGGTGGCATGATTTTCTCTGACGGTGTTAACGTGTTTGCTAACTCTTCTGTTACCAACGCTACAGTTACTTTGTTGACTGTTGACGGTGGACAGAGTGTGTCTGGCACTTACAACGCATCATAAGGAGTGAACCATGGCTAGTCCCGATTCAGTTGGTCAGTATTACCTGGATTCCTTTGGGAACGGTCGCATTGGTTCTGCTCAAGTTGTGTCTATGGCAACAGCGGGTAACGCTGTTGTCAGCATTCCAATTTTGACTGGTGGTCTTACAAATTCAGGAAACATCACAGGTTCTGGTTCGGTTATTATCCGTAGAGTTACGGCTAACAATCCTTCTGGTACTGTTGCTTCTGCTTATGTGAGCATTACAACCAGCAACGATGGCAACGCTAGTAATGCAGTTGTTGCCAACGTAGCTTTGAGTAACCTTTCAGCCGTTGGTTTATACCAAGACTTGACAGTAGCAACACCTTATTCGACAACAACAGCGATTACTGGAAACAAAACACAGGCACTTTATGTGAATGTGAATGTACCTTCTGGCAATGCAAACACTGTATCCTTCCAGGTATACGGTGACGTTGTGACGTTCTAAATGAATGTATTTGTAACCAATTATGGAGACACCCCCCTGACCATTGGTTGGGATGGTGTTCTCTATAACTTTGAAAAAAACCTTACAGTAGAGATTCCAGAAGGTGCTGCTCGTCAGCTTTTTGGATTTGGCTGTGAAGACAAAGAATTTGTGCTGGTTCGCCATGGATGGATAAAACTCCACAGCGAACTGGAAGAAGGACTTAAAATCTTAGAGCAGTTCGTCATAACAAACGAACCGCCAGTACAAAACAGCTCGTTACCCTCGGCTGTAGGAGCAATACCCTTGCGGATCAACAAATCCGCTGGGGGAAAGTCCTCTATTAAGCGGGTAGCTTAACCATGGACCTCGAATGGCAACCCTCAATGATTACCTGTCTCAAGTTGAGAACCTGTTGCATGATGTTAACAATGTTTTCTGGACGCAAAGCCAGTTAACAACGTACATCAACGAGGCCAGGGAAAGAACCGTCCGAGACACTGGTTGCCTAAGAAACCTTCAAACTACAACTGCCCCCCTAGCGTACAACACAAGCACTAGCGCTGGTGTTTCTCCCACGTTATGGCAAGGCAACACAGCTGTTACCGCTGGTCAGTATGTGTTTTCTAACATTTATACCTATGTGTACACTCAGAGTGGCACATCTGGTAGTTCAGCGCCCGCATATCCTACGGGAACCAATCCTTTCCCTCCTACTACGCCTTTTGCAGATGGCACAGCCATGTTGCAGTATGTAGGACCCGCTGAAATCATCAACTTTAACTCATTACCTCAACAGTTAAATGTATACGATATTGTCAACATTAACCTTTACTGGGGCAATTCTCGGATACCTCTTCGCTATTTGCCCTGGTCTAATTTCACAGCGCAGTTGCGGTACTGGCAAAATTATGTGGGTAGACCCATATGCTTTTCAGTGTACGGACAACAACAAATTTACATCGCACCCATACCAGATCAGCAATACTACATTGAAGTAGACACCAACATTTTGCCTAGTCCGTTGGTGTTGACCAATCCAAATGTGACTGACACCATCATTGATCCGTATTCAACGGCTGTGCAATACTACGCAGCTTACAAGGCCAAGTTTTACGAACAATCTTACGGTGAGTCTGAAATCTTCAAGCAACAATACGATAAACACATTTTGAACGTGCTTAACAGCGTGTTCACGAGAAGAATTCCTGATCCTTATAGTTCTGGAGGTTAAACATGGCCTCCGCAGAACAAAAGAAATCTTATGCGGTCATTAAGCAATTCAAAGGGCTTGACACCAAAGCCAACAGAACTGCTATTGATAAAGATGAGTTTTACTGGATAGAAAATGCCATGCCTATTGGGGCTGGCAATATGCGTATCATTCCCACCAGTTCTAACGTCAGCAACGCTGGCAATAGCGTGGTGTTCACCAGTAACGTCACAGCCCTTTATTCTGCCAACATCAACGATGATTATGTCGTTGCTTTTGAGTCAGACGGCAGCGCACAAGGTTATGACTTGCAAGGCAATGCGATGGTCACCATTGCAAG